GCCATCGGTCGGAAGGTCAAACGGGAAGGCGAGCGGCGTGGGCTCGTTCGCTTGTTCTTTGATGCCGTAGGGGTTGGCGGCTTCGCGAATGGTACGTTGAAGAAGCTCAAGCCCAAATTCCTTCTTGAGCCGCATATGGGTGGGTCAAAGGTATTCGGGAAAGAGATGCCATTCATGAACACCGGCTCGACAACCAAAGAGGGCGTGATCACCAACGGCGACTACTTCAAGAACGCCAAAGCCCAGATGTGGTGGAACCTTCGTTTGCGCATCGAGAATACTGTGAAGCTTCTTGACGGGAAGGTTGACGAGGTCAAGCGAAAAGACTATGTTTTGTGCTTCGATGAGGACAACCCACACCTTGAGAAATTGCTCATTGAGCTCAGCCAAGCGACCTACACCGAGGATGCCGCTGGGCGCGTGATCATCGACAAGGCGCCAGGAGACAAAGAAGTGGAACTGGAAGATGGGAAGAAGAAAAAGGTGCGGTCACCGAACTTGGCCGACAGTTGCGGGTATGCATTTCTGCGCTCGTGTAAGAATGGATTGAAGTCCAATTAGGAGAACACAATGGGATTATTCGGGAAACGAAAACGCAACGCAGGACTCAGCCAGCACGCCGACGCTTACAAAGCCATGGAGCGACGCCGAGCACCAACGACAAAGGTGGCCGACGCCGAGCTTGTTCCGTTCATGGAGGTCGCCGACTCGTTGACCAACTTCTATGCCGGCAGACAACAGCAACTATCGGCCAACCTCCAAAATGGATTGAGCGGCGCGGGTGGGCCAGCCGACAAGAGCGGCTTTTTCAGCTTTCTCCCAACCTATCTCAACGACAAAGGAACGGTCGAACGGATGTGCGTTGAATCGTGGGCGGCTGACCGGTTCGTCAACATGCCTATCGATGATATGTTCACCGAGCCGCGCCAATACGACGATGACCGGTTCAGGGAACACGCCGAGATTATCAAAGCCGACAAGAAGCTGTCCAATGCGATGAAAGCCGCTCGCAAATTCGGCACCGGCATGATCTGGGCGTTCACGAAGGAGATGCCGCCCGAGATGCCGATGGACCCCAAGCGCATCCGCCCGAACGACCTCGTGAACATCATCGTTCTCAGCCGCTATGACTGCACCGTCATGACTCGGGTGATGGACATCGAATCGCCGCGCCTTGGCGAGCCCGAGATGTACCAAGTTCACGTTCATCAGGTCGGCACGTTCAATGTCCACGCCTCGCGCTTGTATCGGTTCGACGGCATCGAGTCTGAGACCATCAACGGCTGGGAGTCGTATGATCAGGATTGGGGCGTGAGCAATCTGTCGCAAGCGGTCACCGAAATCTTCAACGACAAATCGATTGTCCAAGCGGTCAACCACCTCGTTCAAGAAGCGTCCATTCCAGTCCAGAAGGTTCAAGGGCTGGCCGAGGTTCTTTGTGCGAAGCCCGCCGAGGATGAGCTGTCCATTGAAGAGCGCATGGCGGCGGCCAACCGGCTCAAATCTATCTACAGCACGCTGTTGATGGACGCCAACGATACATTCGAACGCATCAACGTCTCGTTCACCGGCTTGCCCGATCTGTTGGAGAAGAGTTCAGACCGTCTGGCGTCCATGGCCGGCATCAGCGCAACACGCTTCCTGAACAAATCGCCCGATGGCCAGAACGCGACCGGCGAAGGCGACATGCGGAACGACAACCGCACCACCGCCGCTCGGCAGGAGCACACATTGAAGCCCGCCTATCGATGGCTGGACAAACTCATCGCGGCATCCGCTGGCGTTGAGGTTCCTGAATACACATTTCCGCCTCTTTACGAGCCGACCCAGACCGAACTGGCCGAGACTGAGAACAAGCGTGCCGATACGGCCACGAAAATGACCGTCTCAGCCAGTTGGAGTGAAGAAGAGGGGAAAGACTACGTTGCGACCGGCATCTTGCCTACTGGGCCAGTTGAAGCCGATTTGACCGAGCCCGAGCCGAAGGTGCCTGATGCCGAAGCGTAAACGAGTGCGGAAGCGCAACGGCATCCGCCCATTGACCAAGCACGAGCGTGATTATTTGAACTCTGTCTTGAAGTTGATGGGCGAGGCGTATCAAATCCCGCTTCGGACAGAGCTGTTGACGAGCTATGACCCTGAAACATTCCTCGCCTCCATCGCGAAGATTCAGAAAGAGGTCGCCGCCAACCCAACATTCGGACAGGCGGAAGCGGAAGCGGCCATTGCTCAGATCTCGGCATATCAGAAGCGACGTTTCACGAACATCGTGAAGAGCGTTTCAATCCAACTCGGCATCTTCGGCGACGCTTCCGACCGGATGGTGGTGCCAGTTTTGCAAGAATCTTTACAGAATAACGTGGGGCTGATCAAGAACCTCGCGAACGACTATGGCGACAAGGCATACAAAGACATCGCCGCCATCATCGAGGCCACAGGATTCGACCAAGCCGAGCAACGCGCCCAGATCCAAGCCTATCTCGCAAAAGGTGGGAAAGGCTCGGAATATGTGCGCAATCGGGCAAAGCTCATCACCCGCGACCAGAACAACAAGCTCATCGGCGAGCTGAACAAAACCCGCCACAAAGCAGTTGGCGGCACGCAATATTTCTGGTCCACGAGCGATGATATTGGGGTGCGAGATGGCCACCAAATGCTCGACAACTCTTTGCAGAATTGGGCTGAGCCGCCGCTGGGTGGAGGAACAAGCTTGACGGAGCATGGCCATCCAGGGCATGGTATCAATTGCAGGTGCGTTGCGACCTTCGTGTTTGAACTTTAAATGAGACTGAAATGAACAGATTTAACGACATTGTGAGCTTGGGAATGAAGCGTGTCTTCGACGGCAACGGCTTCGCATCGGTGCCCGCCGTCATCACCCGCGTCGGCGTTCAACAGTACACCAAAGATCAACTCGGAATTGTCGGCGTCAGCGGCTCTGAACTCGTCAACGTTTATCGTGGGCCAGAAACCGTCTTCCACGCCGATACCATAGACACCTTCAAGCACATGCCCATCACCGATGGCCACCCACCCGAGGGCGTCAGCCCGCTTAACGCAAAACTGGTTCAGGGCGGACACATCACCGAGAACGTTTCAAAGCTCAACGACATCGAGCTTGGGGCAACGCTCTTTCTCACCGATCAAGCTTTCATCGATGGAAGCAAGGGAAGCCAAACCTCAGCGGGCTATGACGCCACGATTGTCGCCAAGCAGGGCGTTGATCCGGTGAGTGGACAAAAATTTGATTACGCCTTCGATGGCCCGATGATCGGCAACCATCTAGCACTCGTTGATAGGGCGCGTTGCGGCGCGTCTTGTCGCGTATTGGACGAAGACAAAACCAAGGAGACAAAAATGGCAGATGAACTGACCAAAGCTGATGTCGCGGCCATGATCGCGGACAACAACGAAAAGCTGAAGGTGCAGACCGGCACGATTGTGACCGATGCGCTCACGGCCCACCAAACCAAACTCGATGCCACGGCGGAAGCCAAGCGCAAAGAGGATGAGGACAGCGACCAGCAGAAGCTGGACGATGAAGCCGCCGCCGAGAAGCTGAAAGCCGACGCCACCGCGTCTGCCGAACTTCGCGTGAAGGTCAAGCCCCTTTTGGGCGACAAATTTGATGACAGCAAATCCGATCAGGAACTGCTCGTGCTCTGCTTCGCTGACCGCGTTGACGATGCCGAGAACAAGTCTGTGGATTATCTGTCTGCAATGTTGGACTCTGAACTGAAGGATCGGGAAACCGGCAATCTGAAAATTCAGGATTCGGCTGTTGGAACGAGCGGTGTGACTGTTCGTGCGATTGTGTAACTGAACTGCTAAACAAGGAGATATACCATGGCAGGACAAATCCAAACTCAATACCCGCTGTCGCAGGAACGTGGTCAAGTCGGCCAGCTCTCGCGCCCGCTCGCGCCCCACGATGTGGATCGCGTGAAGATCGCCGCCGGTGGCGCTGGTCTCAAACCTGGTGATGCATACAAGCTGTCTGGCGAAGAAGCGATCAAGATTGTTGATCTTGCTGACTCGGTCAACGCTTATGGCATTCTGGGCTTCGAAGTCGGCACGGTCAACAAAGACCTCGCTGGCGGCACTCAGCACACTCAGGGCGTTGAATACGCCGAGGGTGACCACGCCAAAGTCTATCTGTCTGGCTATGTCTATGCCATCGCTGGCGGCGCTGTCGTCAAGGGCGCATCCATTGGATTCGATCCGGCAGATGGTAAGTGGAAAGCTCTGGCTGGAACGAAGTTTGTTGCCGCCGCCGCATCCGCTGATGGCGAAATTATCGAAGTTGTCGCACGCGTGCTCAACTAAACCCCAACACCGAACAAGGAGAAACATAAATGAATATTTTCGGTAAAGAAGTGGAAGAGTATCGGATTTTTGCCGACGCTTGCCCCAACATGAACCGTCTGCAGATGCAAGACGCGATCACGCGCGGCGGGCGCAAAGTGGACTGGGCATTCAAGCCTGAGTTCAAGCAGTTCGCCGACCAAGCTGAAGCGCTGACTGCCGCTTACGGTCTTGTGTCGAACAACCTGCAGGCTATCTCTGCGGAGTCGGATGAAATCCTGCGCCGCGATTTCCAGCTGAACGAGTTTGTTCCGATCAACCAGAATGTACCTGAAGGCGCGACCTCCAAGGCGACCAACATCGTCAACCGTCACGGCAAAGGTAAATTCATCACCAAGAACGGCAAGAATGTCGAACGCGCTGAAGCGTCCGTCAACCGTGTCGCCTATCCGATCAGCTACGCCGGTGTGATGGCTGCATGGTCCATTCAAGAGCTTCGCGAGTCTCTGTTCAGCGGCATGTCCCTGTCCAATGAAACTTTGCGCGCGGCTATTGAAGCCTGCAACGACCACATTCAGGAAGTCGGCTTTGTCGGCGATGCTGATGAAGGTTTCGAAGGCATTCTGAACGGCTCTGACGTTCCGATCTTCGCTGGCCCTGTGCCGGACTGGACCACCGCGACCGGCGATGAAATCGTTGCGTTCGTTCAGCTGTTGATCAGCACCATCGGCGACGCCTCCAATGAGGTCTTTTATCGCCGCTTCCGTAATGGCGATCTGCAGATGAACCTGCCGACCGTTGCTTTCGACATCCTGGCCAACACTCGCTATGGCGACAACGCTGACCACACCCTCGGCAAGTTCATCAAGGAAAACAACCCTTGGAAAGAACGTACTGGCCGCGATCTGGTGATCAAGTCGTTGCCGGAAGCTCGTGACGCTGGTGCGTCTGGCGAAGCTCGTCTGTCTCTCTATCCGAAGGACAGCCGCGTGCTGGAAATGGATATGCCGATTGCGCCGCGACCGGTCAATGTCCTGCCCGTTGCCTATGGCGTTGAAACGCCTTATGAGTACAGCATGTCCGGTGTAAACTGGAAGCGCGGCACTCTGGCGATGTACGCTGACGGCATCCTTGGATAACCCCAAACGGGAAAGGACAGGATCATGAGCAAGAAAGCGAAAGAAATGGTGCGAGTCACCAATGAGCTTGATCGCCCGATCGCCTTCCCACTGACCGCCACCCTCGCGGGTGGTGCGTCTGGAATGGTTGATAAGGCTGTCATCAATCCGAAGTTCATCGAGCGCGAATGGATCACCGTGGAAGGCGTGGAAGCGCCAGCCGCTGATGAGCCCGACGCGCCCGACGCGCCCGACGCGGACGCCGGTGAGCTGACCCTTGATGACTACGCACAGAAGTTGGCTGACGGCGAGGTTGTAATTGCCGAAGATGACTTCACCGGTTCCGGTGTGCCGAGCGTTGACGCGCTGGGCGAGGCGTTTGGACGCGAGTTCACCGCCGACGAACGGAACGTTGTGTGGGAGAAAAGCGGGCTGGAGCACGAAGACTAATGGAGGCAACTCTGTCCAATTTTAGGACTTTGTTTCCAGAGTTCGATGACCCCGTGTTGTCGGACTCAAAGGTTGAGCTGTACCTTGAGCAAGCGAGTGAAATTCATTCGTGCTCGGGTACAGCCCAGCTTTATTTGGCGGCTCACCTAGCGGCCATGGATTTGGCGTCTGATGGCCAAGCGCCTGAAGATGCAGTCACGGTTGGTGAAGGCTTCGCGAAGACCCAGAAGGTTGGCGATCTTTCCCTGACGCTTGCCGATCTCGCAAACCCGAGCGACGGCGAGTATATGCGAACCAAGTACGGACGCAAGTATGTCCAGTTCAGAGACGCCGCTTTGGCGAGCGCGAGGTTCCCACGGGTTATGTGCTGATGCCAACTGTAATCAAGGTGAGTAAACGAGGAACACGAGGGCGTAACATGGAAGAGATGTTGCGCCGCGTTCGTGTTATGGAAGATCACCGTGGCTACAAGGTTGGCTGGCCAGCGGATGCGACCTATCAGGACGGACAAGTTGTGGCGAAGGTCGCGCTGGCGAACGAGTTTGGCGTGACCGATGAGTTTGGAGATCAAGTTGTTCCAGAGCGCCCATTTTTCCGCCTCGCCAACCTTGAGTTCAAATCCAAAGCCGGTTCGCTTCTCACCCAGCTCATTCGGGCGAGCGATGGCGTTGTGGATCGCAAAGCGACGCGCCGCATGGGTATGTTCCACGTCAATCTTGTACAAAACTCTATCCGCGACTTGAAAGAGCCGCCGAATGCGCCATCAACCATCGCTCGCAAGGGCGGCAAAAGCAACCCTTTGATCGATACCGGTCTGATGCGCCGGTCTGTAAATTATGAACTCCTTACTTAACAACTCAGCTCTGTTGAACAACCCTGCCTTCAAGCAGGATTTTGTCGTCAATCGCTCATCGGGCGGCGCGTGGAACGCGACCACCGGCCTGTGGGAGAACGAAGCCACCGAAGCTCTGCCCGCCTCTGGAAGCGTCCAGCCCGCGAAAGGCACCGACATGGAGCTGATCGCCCGCGCGACCCAAGGCGGCGGCGAGGTCATCGCGGCCATTCGAATTTACAGCAAGTTTGACTTCTCGGCTGGAACCATCGGCGACCAAGGAACGTCGCCCGACATCGTCACCTACAACGGGCTGAATTGGAACGTCGTCAAGATCAACGATTTCACCGCCCATGGCCACGACAAGGTGTATGGTGTTCGCTTCGAAGGTCAAGCCGATCCGATCCCTGTGCCGCCGCCCATCATCATTACAGTGACTGAAGCGGGCTCAACGGACGTCAACGGCACCTACAGCCCCGCCGCCGAAGTGAACGGCTTCCCGAGCTGGCAGCACGACACACGACCCCACATCACCATCGCAGTCAGCGGCGGCAACGGCTGGGAGTTTTTGTGGTATGGCTCGGACGTATTTTATGAAACGCAACCACCCGCGACGGACATGCCGCCCAAAGATCCTGCTGACTGGTTCTTTGTGGTCGGCGCTGAACCCTCGCCCAGATTGGAATTCTAATGAGCCTGAACAAAACAATCGACCAACTCCACATCGACGTCATCGAACTGGTCAAGCGGGCGACCGGCGTTGCATTGGTCATTCGTTCCCACGAGAATGGCCAGAAGCCGCGCGGCGAATATGCATCCATCCTCTTGCTCAACGCGCTTCCAATCGGGCTCAACGCCACGGTCTTGGAGGATGAGGATGTGACCGACGAACTCACCGAGCGCGTCCAAGGAAATGTCGCATATACCTTCTCTGTCCAGTTTTATCGCGGCGAGCCGATGAGCCGCGCATCCATACTCAGCGCGTTTTCACAAACGTCTGCAGGATCTGAATGGCTCTTGTTGCAAAACATTGCTATGAATTCAGTTTCCACGCCGCTGGATTCAAGCTACTCTCATGCTGAAAAGTGGATAAAGCGTTGCACGCTGAATCTTACATTGATCGCTGGAACAGAATTGACCGCGCCGTTGTCCACAATCGGTGAAGTCACGGTGGTCGTGAATGACGAAGAACAAATTGTAATTGAAGAACCATAAGGAGAACAAAAATGAGCCTCAGCGCCAATGAAATCGTGAACGTGGTAGCAACCATTTCGCCAACCGGACTACTTCGGCGCGACTTTGGCCGTGCCTTGTTCTTGACTACTGACCAAACCATCCCGCCGCAACAGCGCACGCGCGTCTATTCCGGCACCGATGGAATTCAAGAAGACTTCGCAGTGGGCACTGCGCCATATGAAGGCGCGGCGATCTACTTCCAGCAAGATCCCTATCCGAAAAACCTCGTGGTTGGCCGGTGGATCAACTCCGCATCTGCCGCTAGTGTGACTGGTGGACAAGCCGCCGCGCTCGCCGACTTCCAAGCGATCAATGATGGCTCTTTTCTCATCTCGGCTTCCATCGTGCCCGATTACACCGGCGCGCCAACGGATGAGCTCAGCGTCACCGGTCTGGACTTTACATCCGCGCTTTCGTTGCAGGATGTGAATGACGTCATCGCCGCCGCGCTTGCTGGCTTGCATCCTGTCGAATGGTGGATGGACATCGCCCTCGTTGACGGCTCTTTCGTCATCGCCGCAGATGACAGCCAGTCGGAAGACGTTCTGGCGATCTCTTATGCCTCCACAGCACCGGTCGGCACGGATGTTTCGGCCATGCTCGGACTGACCGCTGAAACTGCCGTTGATCTGCGCTATGCGGCCATTGTCGAGACGGTTGAAGAAGCTCTGGCCGGTTGCGAATCGACTGACGGAACATTCTACTTCATCGGCAACGAAAATGCGCTGAACGGAACGACCGCCATTGACGACATTTCCGCTTGGGTCGCGTCTCGCGATTACATGATGGCGGCTGAGTTCAACAACGTCACCGCGCTCGTTGGCGGCGACACCCAGCTGAATGGTCTGGCCGCGCTCGCGCCGCCTCGGACGTTCGCCACGTGGTCTGCAACGCCCGACTACAAAGCGTTGTCCGCCGCCGGTCGGATGGGCTCCATCAACTTCAACGCGAACGACTCGATCATCACGCTGAAGTTCAAGCAGTTGCCTGGGACACTTCCCGACGCCGGCATGACGCCGACTCAGGCGCAACAGCTTCAGGACAAGCTGACCAACTTCTACAGCGAACGCTCTGGCGCACCGATGTATGAAGAAGGCTACACGATGAAGCAAGGCACGTGGATCGATGTCCGCTATTGGCTGGACTGGTTCGTGAACGCTGTACGGGTGGAAGTATTCAACGCCTTCTATTCGTCAGGGAAAGTGCCGCAGACGGAAGCCGGTATGAATCTGGTGAAAGACTCCATCACCCT